ATAGGCCAGCCTTTTGCTTCCTATCAGGTAACTGGTGGCACTTTTGTTGGCATCAGCGATAACAGAACTAATTACATAAGAGATGGTTATCAGGTTAATGATATCCTCTACTCGACAATAACCCTGGTTACAGACAAGGTAAAGCTACCAGACTGGACCACCTACAAGGTTGTCGATGAAGCCGCTTTTAAGTCGTATCAGGGCTTAATGAGAAAGAAAGACATCTCTACTGAGGACTTTCAAAAGGCAATGGGCTATAAGAAAAAAGCCTTAGAGCCTATTTATGTAGATAGACTTACTGAGCTTTTACGATACCCTAACGACTACGAGACCTTTCAGGACCTAGTCGCTAACTCTACTGGATATAAGCTGATAACTGGTGGCCGTTGTGTTTGGGCTCAGATGCTAGACATGGGAGCCAATCAGGGCAAGCCTTATCAGTTGCATAATCTACCCTACCAAGAGGTAAATATCATTGCTTCGACTAATATGTTCCCCATCGTTGAAGAGGGGTATATGATACCGGTCCTTTCAGATGCTTTGTTCACAAAACAGCAAGTCTTACACGATAAATACCAAAATTACGACTGGGATATCAATGGGGCTCACCTTTACGGCATGAGCCCTCTTAAAGCTGCTCTGCGCAGATTAAGTAGGTCTAACTCGGCTATCAAAGCTAGTGCGGCTATGCTCGAAAATCAAGGTGTAAAGGGTGTCCTTTATGTCGATGACCCAAGAGTCATGAATGGTGGGGTAGATGTTGCCGATACAAGAAAGCAAGTAGAGGCTATTAAGAGTAAACTTGTAGGTAAAGGCGAGTGGGTAGGATCAGAGAACTGGGGCCGCATTGGTGTCTCTGGTTACAAGATGGGATGGCAGTCTGTTGGCCTTAACCCAGTAGAGCTATCTATCATTGATTCTGAGAAATGGGATTTGAAGCGGTTTAGCTCGGTTTATGGCGTTCCCAGCCAGTTGGTGGGTGATTCCGAGTCCTCGACATATAACAACGTTAGAGAGGCTGAAAAAGCTCTTACAACGCGTTGTGCTATGCCTCAGTTGGTTTCGTTCCGTAACCACTTTAACAGAAAGCTACAAACAGACTGGGGCTACAAAGGCCAGAACGTTTACATTGACTTTGACCATACGGTCTTTACAGAACTGCAAGAGGATGTAGTCGAAAAATCAGGATGGATTAAAGACCTCAAAGCCCTTAGCCCTAACGAGCAAAGGATGCTGTTGGGATTAGAAAGAATTGAGAACCCTATTTTTGACGAGCCTTGGATAACTACGCAAGATGGTATGCCATTTAGCGAGTACGAAGCTCCAAACATGGACCTGAGTGATGTAAATAACGAGGATGAAGATGACCTCGATAATGAGTGAGGTTTACAGAACTTATCCTATAACCAAAAAGGAAAAGTGCTGCGCCTTGCTAAAAGCTAAAATGGAGGCTAAGCGATTAGCCTTAAAAAATAGGTTGATGAATGACAGACAAGGAGAGAACAGAGTATGCGAAGCAGTTTGCGAACACGAATCGCAAATTCGGCAAGACTCACTATCCTAAAGTCAAAAGACAACTGGATAAGGTTGTCAGCTCTTTGATAGGTACAATTAAGAAACGTGGTCCCAGACAGGCTTTGGTGGACTTACGGACAATGCTCTGGAATGATGAGCTTTACAAACCAATTGAGAGTATTTACAAGTCAGTTGGGGTGTACTGGGCTAATCAGACCTACAAGTTAATCCGTAAAGAAGCTGGGCAAAAGGGGATAGGCAGATCAGAGGAGTGGGCTAAGTTCGTAATGGATGAACTCGAAAGGACCCTACTGCAATATGCCGTAGTTAAGACCTCAGAGACACTTAGGAATCATTTAATCTTAGTATTGCAATCCTCAATCGCCAAAGAGCTTACGGTCGATGAGATTGTTAAGCTGTTTCAAGAGTCTGGCTTTACAGCTATGCAAGCGGAGCGGATAATCAGAACAGAGGTCGGCAGGGCTGCCAATACTGGGGTAAAAGCATCGGCTGAATCCTTTAACTACGAAATGGTCAAAGAATGGATTGCATTTAGAGACACTAGGACCAGAGGTTTCAGACCAGAGCAACCTAAAGACCATTATCACATGGATGGTCAGGTGGTGGACTTTTACGACAACTTTGTGGACCCAAGGAGCAAGGAACAGATTGAATACCCTTTGGCTCCGGGCGGTTCAGCAGGGATGGTCATAAATTGCAGATGTTCTTGGATTGTTGTACCTAAAAGAGATAGCAGAGGAAGATTAATAAATAGGGGAGGAGCTTGATCGGCTACGGCCAGTACTGCGGAATCATGAAACAATAACCAGGGTCAACCCTCCCAAAATATTGAATATGAAAAGATACTTTGAGCAAAAAACACTTAGCAACTCGGTGCAAGATGTCTCTACGACAACCCGCAAGGTAAAGGTTGCTATCAGCCAGATGGGGTCTAAAGACTTTGATAACGATGTCATTGACTTTAGTGCATATAACAAGACACTGGCAGAAAGAGGTCCTAAAGGGGCTAACCTTATCTGGCATCTGACAGACCACAACCCAAGCCTAAAGTCGGCTATTGGTAAGTTTTCTGAGCTGTATGTAGAAAAGGACTATCTGGTAGGTATTACCGATGTGCCCAACACTACATGGGGCAACGATGTGCTAGAGTTCTACAAGTCTGGGCATATTAACCAGCACTCAGTAGGCTTTAGAACTATCAAGCAAGAGAACCAAAAGAGTGCTGAGGGCGAGTACAACCTTATTAAAGAAATTCTGCTTTTTGAGGGTTCGGCAGTCCTTTGGGGTGCTAACATGAATACCCCTACTTTAGAGGTGGGTAAGTCATTGACTAGTCAAGATATCCTTGACAACCACTCTAAGCTGTCTAAAGAGCTGAGCATGCTCTTAAAGTCATTGAAAGATGGCCGCTTCTCTGATGATGCTTTTGAGTTTATCGAAATCAGAGTCGCACAAATTAACGAGGCAATTAAATCGCTTATTTCAATAGATACCACTCCTAAAGAGGAGCAACCCGCTGAGGCAGTTGCAGAGACTAAGGAGCCGGAGGTAGATTTGAGTGGATTGAAGCATAACTTAAACAATTTATTAACTAAATTAAATTCCTAACAATGGAAGAATTGAAAAGCATCGAGACTGCGGTAAAATCAGCTACCGAGTCAGTAGAAAAGATGAAAGCTGCCAATGAGGCTGCTATTGCTGATGTAAAAAGCGATGTAGCCGAAGTAAAAGCTGCTGTCGTTACAATGGATGAAGCTGCTAAGAAAAATCAAGCTGCTCTCGACCAACTGATCGCTGAGAAAGCCGCCAAGAAAGTCGATAACAAGACTAAGTCTTTTGGTGATGCTTTCGCTGAGCAAATGGCTGAGGCTTTTGAGGCTAAGCAAGCTGAAATCAAAGAGTTCCAAAAGAACAAGAATGCCAAGCTGACGATCGACCTTAAAGCTGTCGGTACAATGACTTTGGGTAACAACCTGTCTGGTGATGGTGTTGCTACATACAACCAACGTCAAGGTCTCGTTCCTGCTCAGAAGATTAACATGCGTGATCTTATCCCTACTGCTGTATCTCCAACCGGACTTTATGTTACCTATCGTGAGACTGGTACTGAGGGTTCTATCGGAATCCAGACTGAGGGTAACCCTAAGAGCCAGATTGACTACGACCTGACTGAGGTAAAAGTAGTATCTGACTACATCGCTGGTTTCGCTCGTTTCTCTAAGCAGATGATGTTCCAACTGCCTTTCTTGCAGAACACCCTCCAGAGAATGCTGCTGCGTGATTTCTACAAGAAAGAGAACAGCACATTCTTTACTGCTGTATCAACTGCCGCTACTGGTTCTACTACTACTGCTGCTACTGTTGATGCTGAGCAACTGGTTGACTGGATTGCCAACCAACTGGATGCTAACTTCGAGGCTTCATTTGCTCTCGTAAGCTATGCTCAGTGGGCTGACTTGCTTAAGACTAAGCCAACTGACTACTCAGTTCCTGGTGGTTTCGTAATCGATGCAAATGGTAATGTCCGTATCGCTGGAGTGCCTGTAATCGGTGCTTCATGGGTTACTAACGACAAAGCCCTTATCATCGATGCTAACTATTTGGAGCGTGTTGAAACCGAGGGATTGCGTGTAGAGTTTTCTTATGAGGATAGCGACAACTTCCAGAGAAACCTGGTAACTGCTCGTGTTGAGTGTTTTGAAGACATCAACATCATGAGAACAGATGCAATCATCTACGGATCATTCTAAATAGGTGCTGTGGTTTGATGTGGTGGGGCCGGTTTCGGCTGGCCCCTTTTTTTAATAAATCTCTATGCTATACAATCTACTAATTGACTGGGAGGACCAGACCTCCGAATCGGGGTTGACTGAGCCCTTAACCGTTGCCGAGGTAAAAAACTATCTCAGGCTCGAGGGGTTTATTGATCAGTCCGAAAGTATCTCATCTGACTTTAACGATGATGATGCTTTGATAGCGGAGCTTATTCGGTCAGCTAGAGAAAGGATTGAGGAGTTTACTGGCCTGAGCTTAATCCCCAAAACTTGGGAGATTGAGTTCACAAATTTGGCTGGCAACTTTGAGATTCCCTTTGGTCCAGTTAATACCATCTTGAATGTAAAAGATGACGAGGGAGATAGTATCAGCACAGATGATTTTGAAGTCTCTTTGAATGGCCGACTCTTAAAGACCCCTAAGTACGAAAATATGACCATGCTCTACGAGGCTGGTTTTATTAACTTACCTAAAGGTCTAAAAGATGCCATGTATAAAGAGGTCGCTTACAGATACATCAATAGGGGGGATGAGAATGTGGATGGAATGAGCCGAGAGGCTATGAATCTGGCTTCAAGATATAAAACTGTTAACTGGTTAGGATGATAGGTAACCTAAAGCCCATAAAGCTGCTAAAATATACCCAGACCATTGATGCTAATGGGGATGCTACCGAGTCGGTGGCTACAACCTACAAGATGTGGGCTGAGGTAGAGGATGGCGGTGGGTCAAGGAGTCAAGGGGATGGTCGGACAGAGATGTCAGATACTAAAACCTTTAGGCTGCCTTTTAGGGGGTACAATATTACCCCAGATTACAGAATTGAGTATTTTGGGCAAACTTATTCTATTAGCGGTGTTCGTAGGATAGGTGAGAAACGATTTTATTGGGAGGTAACTGCATTAGCAATTTTTGAGCTTGATTAAAGTAGCAACCATAGGCTTTGATAAATTATCTGACCGTTTGTCAACGGTGGGTAAGGCCATGAAAGATGAGGTGCAGGCCGAAGTCGAGGCAAGTGCTATGGAATTTGTTGCTTTAGCTAAGAGAGATTTAGCTGGTCAAGGTGGAGATAGGGGTACATTGCTTAGATCAATAACCTATCAAAGAGAAACACCTTACAGCTACATAGTTTCAGCTAATGCCTCTTATGCTCCTTATATTGAGTTTGGAACTAAGCGAAAGTTCAAGCCATATCCGGGCACTGAGGAGTATGCTGCTCAGTTTAAGGGTGGCGAAAAAAAGGGCGATTGGATAGAGATGTTAATGTCTATCTATTCGTGGGTAAAACGCAAAGGGATTGGGGTTACATACAACGTAAAAACCAAACGGAAAAACCGCCAAACCAAAGATCAGCGGTTGAGTATAGCCTTTGCAATCACAATGAGTATTTTAAAGAATGGTATTAGTCCAAAGCCTTTCTTTTACAAACAAATACCTATTGTACAAAAATCATTAACAGAACGAATAAACAGAGTACTCAGTGGCATTTAAGACCGCACTATACAACCTAAAAACAGAATGGTACAAGACCCTCGATGGGGTTATCTCTGTGCCAGTCTATAAGGATGCTGTGCCTTTGTCTCAGAATGGCAACTATGTACTAATAAGGTCAGAGGGTAGTACCCAGACAGACCTCAATAACTCTGCATTTTTTCAGTCTGCTATTATTGTGGTGGATATTTTAACTAAATTCGCTACATTAGGAAATAGTAAGACTGCTTACGATATAGCCCAAGAGATTTACGATGAGATTATTCTTGGTCCTAATTCTTTTGGCATAACCATACCAGACCATCAGATAACACAAATCACCATACAATCAGAGACCGAACTTTACGAAGATGATGGCTCTGAAAAGACATTCAGGCTTTTACTCAGATATGAGCATATTCTTAATCAAAATTAAATAAAAACAAATGGCAGATGCTACAACAATCTCCGGCAGTGTGATGTTTATCGAATATTCAGACAGCCCGAGTAGTGCAAGAAAGTCGGCTGTGTGCCAGAGTGAGGGATCATTCGATGGCAGCCGCAACGTAGTTAGTGATGAGACTAACTGTGGAACTCTAAAGGTATTAGGACCCCAGAACAACCGTTTCACCTTGAATGCGGTAGTTGACACAGTTCCTGATGCTAACGAGGCTTCGTTCAATGATTTCCAAACTCT